CGATCGTCAGGCAGACTCGACCCCGTAAACCTGCTCACTTTTCGACCGGAGCAGGCTGCTCAGAATTCAACCGGAGCCGACAGAGGTTTATGCGAGAAGCATCTTCTGCATGCGGCCTCCCTTGGCCGAGTGGATGTGGGAATGGTGGATCCGGTTGTGGCGTCGCGGCACATCCAGTTTCTTCTGAACCATGAGGTGTCGTTCCGTGAGATGTCGCGGGCCTCGGGGTTGGCGTGGAACACGTTGCGGGCTGTGCTCGATCAGGCGCGTCCGATCTTGAAAGAGACCGAGTCTCGTGTTTTAAAGATTCAGCCTTCACTGGAGCAGAGGGTGGCTGCAACAGCGAAGGTACCGGCGGTTGGTACTGCGCGCAGACTGCAGGGGTTGGCGGCGATCGGCTACGACAATCGTTTCCTGGCTCAGCGTTTAGGGGCTTCTGAGGTAAGTGTGTGGCGGTGGATGTCTCAGTCGCAGCGGGTGGAGGTGTGGGCCGCGAAAGCTGTTGTGGAGTTGTTCAACGAACTGCAGATGATCCCCTGCCCGTCGAGTAGGTCAAGGACTCGTGCCGCCAAGTTCGGGTGGTTGCCGCCGTTCGCTTGGGATGAGGAAGACCTCGACAACCCCGATGCCGAACCGCACATGGGCGGGAAGTCGACGTGGATTCAGAAGTACGAGGACTACCGCAGCACAGGTTTGAGTGACGCGGAAGTGGCTGCGGCGATGGGGATTCAGCTCGAATCGCTTCGCCGCCAGCTGGAAAGGAAAGCCGCGTGAAGCCATACTACCAAGACGATGTAGTGACGCTGCGCCACGGGGACTGCCTGGACGTGCTGCGCGCTGATGACTACGGATACGACTGGAATCTCGGCTACCGCTCAGCGCGGATGTTCCCGGACAACAGCGTCGACGCGGTGATCACCGACCCGCCCTACGGAATTGCGTTCATGGGCAAGGCATGGGACCAGCCCGGCGAATTCGGATCGAACCGCCTGCGCACGGGTGGTGAGAACAAGATCCGCGGCCACAAAGACGCCGCACTCAATGCAGGCCTGTACGACCTCTCGCCGGCGGCAATGCTCAACTTCCAGCGCTGGTGCACCGCTTGGGCCACCGAGTGCCTGCGCATCCTCAAGCCCGGTGGCCACCTGCTGGCCTTCGGCGGCTCGCGCACCTGGCACCGGCTTGCGGCCGGAATCGAGGACGCGGGTTTCGCGGTCCGCGACAGCATCGCCTGGCTGTACGGGTCCGGGTTCCCGAAGTCGCTGGACGTGTCCAAGGCGATCGACAAGCGGCCTGGCGCCGTGCATCATCGCGAGTTTGCGCTGCACCTCGCCGAGCGGCGTGAAGCGGCAGGGCTGTCCCGTGCCGACGTGTCAGAACGCATCGTAGGCACTCGTAGCGGCGCCTGCTGGAACTGGGAGCACCACCAATTCCCAGAGGCTAAGTGGTGGCCCGCGCTCCGCGATCTTCTCGGGATGGACGGTGCTGCTTGGGATCCCGTCATCGCCGAAGCGGAAAGGGAGAAGACGGGCCAGCGAATCGCCACGAAGTTGGCGGTAGCACCTGGGCAAGGCGCCGACCGCAGCGGCGTCACGCTGGATCTCACGGCCCCGACCACGGATGCGGCCAAGCAATGGCAGGGCTGGGGTACCGCACTCAAGCCATCATTCGAGCCCATCGTCGTCGCACGTAAACCGTTGGCGGGCACGGTCGCCCAGAACGTGCTCGAGCACGGAACCGGGGCGCTGAACATAGACGCCTGCCGGATACCCACCGGGGATAAACTCGGCGGCGGCTCAACGACGCGCGGCCAGCGGATGAAAGACGGCTGGCACCGGCCCTGGATGGACGACCCCGACATGGTGGCGGCGAACGCCGAGCGAAGTCGTGCATCGGTGGCCAGATCCGAAGAATTGGGCCGTTGGCCGACCAACGTTGTCCTCGACGAGCGCCAGGCCGACGCGCTCGACCAGCAGAGCGGCACGTCCACCAGCCGCGTAGGCAAGCCGCGAGGCGCCGCATCCGGCGCGGGCTGGGGAATGACCGCTACGGGCGCTGAGTACGCCGACGAGGGTGGAGCTTCCCGATTCTTCCCCGTGTTCCGCTACGAGGCCAAGGCGCCAACCTCGGAGCGTCCCAACGCCGATGGTGTGCAGCACCCGACGGTAAAGCCGCTGGACCCGATGCGGTGGCTCGTGCGGCTCGTCACCCCGGTCGGCGCGGTGGTGCTGGAACCGTTCGCCGGCAGCGGCACGACCGCGGAGGCATGTGTGCTGGAGGACCGGCGTTGCATCGCGATTGAACGTGAGGCCGACTATCTGCCGTTGATTGTGTCCCGGCTACAGAAGCCGGTGCAGCAAGGGCTATTCGGATTGGAGGCGGGCGCGTGACTGTTTGGCCTACCTACCACTTCTGCCGTTGTGGTCATCAGAGATACCAACATAACGGTCAATCAGCTGAGTGTTACGGGGCTTTGGATGACGGTGTGACCCTTTGTGATTGCGGAGGGTTTGTTGAAGACAAGAAGGAATGCGCATGAAGATCGGTGTGGATCTAGACGGTGTGCTGTACGACTTCGGTTCGGCTTTCAAGAAGTACCTAACGAGAAGTCATAAGTGGCCCGAGGTGTGGTGTTCACAGATTGAGCGTTGGGAGTTCTACGAGGATTGGGGCATCTCTCTTGCAGGTTTCAAACGAATCTGCCATCAGGCGGCAGATGACGGTGAGCTCTGGACCGCATGTGGATTGCTCGGCGGGAGCTCAACCCAGAGGGCTCTTGATGACCTAAGGTCCGCTGGGCACTCGATCCATGTGATCACCTATCGAGGCTTCGGCACGCATCCATCCGCGTCCCATGTAGCGACAGCTAAATGGCTGGGCGAGTTCAACCTCCCGTACGACACTCTCACCTTCTCGAAGGACAAGACCATCATCCAGACGGACTGGATGATCGAGGACAACGTCGATAACTACCTCGCCCTGGAGAAGTCGGGGTGCAACCCGGTGTTGATCACCCGGCCATGGAACGAGCACCTAGAGAAGGCCACTCGCGTCACCTCGGTCCGTGAGTTTGTGGACATGGTGAACGCATGAGCACCAACGAAACCATGAACGTGTCCGCTACTGGCGCCAAGAAGGCGGGTAACGATGAACGGTACGACCTGATACCTGCTGAGCCGCTGCGGCTTCTAGCTCGCCACTACGGCGTCGGCTCGAAGAAGTATGACGACAACAACTGGCGCAAGGGCTACGACTGGAAACTCTCATTCGCCGCGCTGAATCGGCACCTGTGGCAGTTCTGGGCCGGTGAGGATATCGACGCCGAGACTGGCACCCCGCACATCATCGCGGTCGCCTGGCACGCATTCGCGTTGGCGGAGTTCATGAACACCCACCCTGATTACGACTCGCGGGTGCGGCCATGACCGACATCTGCACCTGCGGCCACGATCTAGATGAGCATCAACGTCACTACGGCACTTGTAAAGCCACCATCCCCGGTTCTTTTGAGCCTCTTTACCGGTACTGCCCTTGTGGGGGATTTGAGCGCGACAACCAGGAGGCGGTGTAGATGGCCGTCACCAAGAGGCTCAGGTATGAAGTCCTGCGCCGCGACAACTACAGCTGCCGATACTGCGGGCGCTCCGCTCCTGAGGTGAAGCTGACGGTTGATCATGTTGTCCCAGTTGCCTTGGGGGGTAGTGATGAGCCGTCGAACCTGGTAGCGGCGTGCGCGGACTGCAATGCGGGGAAGTCATCCGTGCCGGCTGATGCACCACTGGTAGCTGACGTCACGGCGGATGCCATGCGGTGGTCTCGGGCCATGCAACAGGTGTCCGACATGCGGATTATGCAGATTCAGTACGACAACGACATCTTGGAGTGGTTCAGTGGCCTATGGGAAGGGTGGACCTATGGCCCTGACAATCTCCCCGTCCCGGCACCTGACGGTTTCGATAGCGTCCTGACCTTCCTCGCGAATGGGATGAGTCCGGAGGAGATCGACAACCTGGTGCGGGTGGCCATGAACGCCAACCACATCCGACCAGAAGCGACATGGAAGTACTTCTGTGGATGCTGTTGGAAGCGCATCCGAGAGAACGTCGAAATCGCCGGGCAGCTCATCGCCGCAGAGGGTGATGCCTGATGGCTAACGCGGCAGGGCTCATCAACGAAGGGTTGTGGCGTAAAGACCGCGACTTCCAACGCCTTCCACGGCTCGTGCAGTGCACTTTCCTGCAAGTGCTGTCACAGAAGGACTTGGACACCGCCGGCGTTCTGACGCTGCACCTGGAGCTTCTTGCGAAGGGCTGCGATGAGCTGACGACAGAGCAACTTCGGTCCGACCTCGCAGTGTTAGGGGAGCGCCGGTTTGTGTTCGTGGACTACGACACCGACGAACTACTGATTCGTTCTTACGTGCGCATCGTGAGCGTCAATTCACCGAATGCCTGGAGGTCGGTACCGAAGAACGCCCGACTAGTCGCGTCGGAGAAGCTGCGGCACGAGCTGGCGACAGAACTCAGGCGTCTACGGAAGGCAGATGCCACGGCTCTCGCTAATGAGATAGATCCCCATCCAACCCCGTCTGGACCCCGTCCCGACCCCGTCGAGACCCCATCTGAAGGGGATAACCCATCCAAAGGGGGTCCGAACCCCCCCAGTCAAGTACCAGTACAAGTCAAGTCTTCTGTTGGTAATGGGTCACTTTGGGAAGGCGAACCCCCCAGCCCCTACTGCTCAGATCATCCAAACGGCACACCGCGGGCATGTCTCAAATGCCAGCGCTGCCGCGAGGAATCGGAGCGATGGGTGTCCGGCAAGGCCGCATTCGAGAAGGCTCTACGCGCAGCAGCTGCCGAACGCCGGCGCAACTGCAAGCTCTGCGGCGGCAGCGGATGGATCGACCTCCCTGACGATTCCGGCGTCACCAACTGCGAATGCAAGACGCCCTTCCCAAATCTCCAGCTTGTCCATGACGCCACAAACCAAAGGAGGTCGGCATCGTGACTGCCCAAGCCATAACAGACATCAAAGAACTCGTAGGAGAAATGCCAGCGAGGGGATGTGAGTTCGAGGACCATGACGGAAATCTTGTGTGTGACTTGCAGGCTCGCTGGATCGCGCGGTGCCACTACGTGGACTGGTCTACGTCAAGGTGCAGCATGGTTACCGTTGCACTGTGTAACAGCCATAAGGAGCGGGTAGCGGCCAACGCTGCAATGTCGGCGAATGGTTGGCCGTGCGGTGGCTGCCTCCGTGTCCTTTCGCCCAGTGACCTCTTTGGCCCGGTGATGCCGCTATGACCGCCTGGTTTAAACGCACACAGCCCAAACCCCAACCAGTGGTGTCACTACAACCCCGACCCGGTGAAGAGACCCCTACGGCGTTCCTAGCCCGATTAAAGATTGAATGCACACCCCCATGCCAAGACTGCTACAGGCCCGCGGACTTCATGGTCACCATCCACCTCGTAGACCACTGCGACAGACCAGCCGTTGAAGTGTTCATCTGCCGGGAGCATGTCTCCACGATCGGGAACTGGGTACAAGCCTCGATAGAGACCAGACGCAAAGGAAGCTGCACCTGCTGCGGGCATGAAGTCACAGCACCACACGACCTTATAGAAGACATGGTGAAGCTATGAGCGAGATGACTTTCAAGTGGGGAATCTGGAAGGGCGCAGGCGGTTCATGGGCGATTGGACGCATTGTTCATTGCTGCCCTGGTCGCCAAACCAGGTACCACTGGGCGCTGTTCGCCTCTGGTGCTGAGGCTATAGCAGCATTCGCAAGGGGTGGGCGATGAGTGCACAAACGTTCCGTAGAAAACCCAACAGGGTGGAAGCGCGAAAGTTCAACGCACTCGATGGATGGGACGCCGCGCTGGATCTCGCCGCCTGGTGCGGCGGTGAAGCTGTCAGAGACGAAAACCCCGGGCAAGAAGACAAGACGTACTACTGGTCGATCTTCATTTCGTCATGCCGATCTGGCCAAGTCGGGACCCCACGCGCTACCCCCGGTTGGTGGATTGTCAAGGAAGCGGACGGTGCGTTCTCGGCTATAAGCCCGTATGTATTTGAGCGAGAGTATGAGCCTGACATCGCAGCATTCGCGGCAGGTGGAAGATGAGCGAGACGAGAGCACGCCGAAGAATCCGTGAAGCTGTCGAATCGCGTGGATACGCAATCGAATCTATCGATTATGAGCCGATCTACAACGCGGGCGAAATGGCAGGGTTAGCTGGTGGATGGTGGGTTGAGCTTGACCGACCCTTCCTAGAACGGTGCTTCCCCGGCAATGATCTCTGTGGATTTAGCGTTGATGAGGTTCTAGCGGAAGTCGATTACTGGCTTAAGCCCGCAACCCCGTGCGAATGCGACCGCAGCCACCATCCCATCATGGCGGCAGGCGTTAAAGGTGATCCTCAGAAGCCCACTCACGGCGTTGATTGCCGTCACCACATCAAATACCGGCTGCGATGGTGGTCATGACTGACCCTGCAATCGAAGCCGCACAACGGGCTGCTAACGAATTTTTCGCACCTATCGGGACGGTCAGGGAAGCTGCAATGGTGGCGGCTGCTCGTGAGATGGCTAAGTCGGTACAGGAACTACACAAGCCGGAGCCGGGGCCTCTCATCCATGACGACACCCCTTGGACTTGTTGCGCCGATTGTGGCGACGAGTGGCCCTGTGAGACCGCGAAGCGCGTTTATCCATCGTCGGAATTGGGATTGACATGAGTAGGTCTACGGAGAGATGGCTCGCCATAGCTGGGTTCGACGGACACTACGAGGTTTCCGACATGGGGAGGGTTCGATCCATGTCGCGCGTCGTCAATCGGTCGGACGGGCGATCTATGCGCTTGCCATCGCGGATTCTGAATCTAAAGTCACACCGGGACGGGTACGTCTACACCACGCTTTCGCGGGACGGTCAAGCTTCCTCATTCCTAGTGCACCGCCTGGTCGCAGCGGCATTCATGGAGTGTCCGACTGGCCGGATCAGGCATGTGAGCGGTGATCGATCAGACAACCGCCTGGTGAATCTCCTAGATGCGGACACCATCAGTCCGGTTGAGCGCTTATGGGAACGAACGACTGTCGATGAATCGACTGGATGCTGGGTTTTCGCCGGAGCGCTAAATAGAGGCTACGGGATGATATCGGTTGACGGAGTCGCGAAGTTGGCACACCGCGTGGCGTACAGGGAACTAATCGACCAAGACCTGTCGGACGACTTGACGATTGATCATGTCACCGCACGCGGATGTCGCTCCAAAGCATGTTGGAACCCGGAGCACCTCGAAGCGGTAACCACACAGGAGAACACGCGGCGGCGCGACAGCAATCTGGCACGCGCAATACGAGGCCCCCGCCCACGCGAGACCCATTGCCTACGAGGGCATGAGCGGACGGCAGCCAACGTCGAGAAAAGCGGGAACTGCCGAGAGTGTGCGAACGAGCGTCGGCGTGAGCGCAGGCGGCGAGCTAAACGGGTCTACCCAAGTGAGGAACTATGAGCCGAATCGAACTGTCAGACGGATCATCCTGGCCGCGCCCCTGCATGGGTAGGGACGACCGATCAGTCACATGGGCGGCACGCTACTCCACCCTCACCCGAGAAGAACTCATGCAGTTGGTGACCTTAGCTGACGCCTACGGGTATCTCGTATGTGAGACAACGCAGAAGCGTCGGGATCAGGTGGTCAGGGAGATTCGCCGGTCCTTGCGAGAAGAGGAACTAGGACTATGAGCGATCCAGCAGTAGAGGCGGCACAGCGGGCGGAGGATGAAAACACGGGTCGGATACCGCCGTTTGGGTGGGACGACGCCCTAGACGGTGCCATTCAGGCTTTGAAACCGATACAGGACTGGTTTGACCGCAACTACGGCATGTCGTCAATCACTGACCATCTGCTCGATGATCTCGCCCCCTTGATTTTCACAACAGAGGAGCTGAACCAATGACAACTACACACGTCTATCCGCCACTCACCCCGGAAGATTTCGAAACACAGTACGACGAGACGCATCGCTACATGTTCACTGAGGATGAGAACGGTGACATGTACTACGCCTACGGGCATGACCGGGATAGTGAATTCGTAAGGCAGCTAAGGGAATACTGCATCGAAATCGGTGGGGTCGATCCCGATGAGGTGGACATCGACGGAGTGGGTATAAGGCATCTGTGGGCGGTAACCGTTGAGCCTGCCCCAGAGTGGGGATTCACCTGGATTGATGTAACTGAGCACACCCCCGGCGCTTTCCCCGTGTCCGTGGTTGTCCTGTGACAGAGGAACTAGAGCGATGAGCGACAACGAGACTGCTAACGCCGAGTACCTGGAGCGGGTTGGGCGAACCATCTCAGAGGAGTATGTGCCGGTCTACAACGCCCTCAAAGCTATGCGCGGTTCGGAGGCGCGATGAGTGAGCTTGTATACCGCGCTAAAGCATCCCTAGAAGGCGTAACCGGAGGACCGTGGGCGACGACCCACGCATGGAACCCATCTACGAATCCCGGTTTGTGTCTGGCTGGACGGTGACCGAATGAGCTACATCGACATGTTCGGTATCGAGTGGTCCGACGATGAAGCGTCGCAGGTTTGGGTATGCCTAACGCATAAAAGGCTGGTCCCATGCCGCCGAACATCTGGCATCTGCGAATTGTCATGTGACACCACTGACGTGGAGCAGGTTCGGCAATGGCAGGCCGACCGTGACTGACTACCAAGACACCGGTAGCCGACGGAAACCTACGGCATACACCGAAACAGGGGCCGCTGAGCGGGTGTGCCCGGACTGTAGTGCCCCAGAAGGGCATCCCTGTAGATGGATAGCCATGGATGGGCAGGGGGATTTGGGGAAACCAAGGCATTGGCCGCATGAGACACGTTGGAGGCGTTAGTGAGAAACATTCACCCCGGACCAAGAATCATAGACGGTGGCGCCGACATGTGGTCCATCAACCACGAGCCCTGGACCGAACAAGCCCTTTGCCCCGAGACAGATCCCGAGTTGTTTTACCCAACCCCGGGTAGTCCGGGGAGGACGATGGCCAAAGCTGCGAAAGCGATTTGTGCTCAATGCCCGGTCGCTGCCGAGTGTCTGGAATACGCCTTCAGGGCTAATGAAGAGTACGGGATTTTTGGTGGGGTCACCGCCCATGAGCGGATGGTGATGAAGCGGGGGAGGGCAAGCTGATGCCGCACTCAAGCCCTACCGACTGGATAGCAGGCGGAAGTGTCGCCGCGGACATAGTTGGATGCCTCACCGGTCTAGTCGCTGACCTGTCCTGGCAAGACGAAGCGGCATGCCGCGGACTACCCACCGAATGGTGGTTCCCGCAACAAGGATCAAGCCACGAATGTCAACGCGCTAAAGCAATCTCCCGCAGCTGCCCCGTGAAAGCCCAGTGCCTCCAGTTCGCCATAGAGGTACACGACCAACACGGCATATATGCGGGGCTGTCGCTGCGAGACAGGCGTAAGTGGGGAAACGAAAGGAAAGCGTCGTGAAAGTCGCCATAGTTCCCACAGCAGGCGGCGGGAGTGTGCCAGTGCCAGAGCTGAATCAGTCTTGGTCCGACCTGATGAAACTGAAATGGCTAGCCGCATTAGTGAGTGGCGAAACTGGCCTATCGGTCACAGTCGGTAAGGCCCGCTATTGGAGCGGCGGTATTCCTCAACGCGGCTACTACTCGATCGGCATGCGGTACGGACGTACATCTTCCGCTGCTGGGCCATACGACTACAGCAGCGCGTGGGTCTACCTCAACGGTATCCAGGCTGGAGCTGTAGCTATGCAAGTAGAGGAGAGCGGTGATGGCTGAGAAGTGGTTCGTGGGCCATTGTCGCCCCCATGTGCTGGGTGCCACCACTTGGTACGGCGCATACCGATCTCAGCAGGAAGCAGAAGCAGACGTCCCTACGGTTGATCGCTATTGGTTCAAGCGTGCCGGGATTAATGGGCCATTCGGGTACACGTTCATGGGGCGCGACGACGAGTCCGATGTGGATTACGGCCAGCTACAAGTAGATACAGGGGACAAACAGGCCCGTCTAGACCCCGCTGATTCTGTTGAAGCAAGGGATAATTGAGGGATGAGCAAGTTGCCCGATGCGGTAGTGCAGTATCCCGCGTGTGGTTGCTGTGGAAGCGGAACCAGATTCGATGAGAATGGATTCATCTGCGAAGACTGCCTGCTCAAGTTCGACCTGGACTGGCTCAGTGCGTCATTCCTAGACCCAAGGGCCGAACCATGTGGGGCTGCATGCGACAACAGCTGGCACGGCGATCACAGAATCCGGCAAGGGCACGGCTACAACTGCGGAACCTGCATGCTCCCGGCCGGTCATGAATCGATGCATTGGACCGGATGTCAACCCAAGCAAGTTGTTTAGACCCCGCTGTTTTCGTGAACCGGTCAGATAATTGAGGTAGTAGGGCAATCCACGGAGGTTGAGAGTTGAGCGCTACACCGCTGCAATGGACCCGCAAAGGCCGACTAAAGGAGTTCCGCGCCAAGGTTGAGAACGGCGAATATGTGGTAAGTCTATACGGGCGGATGTGGCTGACATATGCCATCTTTGGGGCCGTGCACGAAATCTACTGCGGTGAAAGCGAGCTGGATGCACTAGCAGCAGCCGAAGCTCACCACGTCACGCAGACCCGCGCTGCCGCCTGGGAACGCTATATGGCAGAGAACGATCCACCGTCGAACGGGGGCGAGTGATGCGCCGACAGCACATGGCTGACTGTGATTCATGTAAGCACCCACACTTCAATGGATGTTGGGGCATCTACGAGGACTGTCAAGAGTGTGACTGCAAGGAGGTTGGATGTCCGTCGCCGATGCGTACTTCTTAGACCGTGGATCCCAGATCAAGCTCCGCGATGAGTTGGCCAGCATCCCCCGCATGATCGGGGAGTTGTCCGTCACCCTCACCCGCCAGGCCCGCATCCAGAGGCCAGGGTTAAGTATGTCCCGACGACCCAAACCGGAGTCTCAAGTCCCCATCCATATTGGGGCACACAACGCCGCTGACCTACTGCACAACTGTTTGGGTACGTGGGTGAGGCTGGTGTGCGAACAGCGAGCGATTGTGTGGGATAAGGGCAACGACATCATCACCCTCGCTAAGTGGCTGCGTATCAACATGATCGCCCTAGCCCTCACCGAAGGATCAGAAGAAGCCTACGAGGACATCAAGGCCGCTATCGATGAGTGCTGGCGACAGATAGACATCCCTGCCGACGATGACATAGTGATCGACCGGGGACGAGTACATGAAGCGAACAAGCACATCGTCACCGCCGACACCATCGAACCTATCGCCCGCCGGATAGGGGAGATGGGCAAGAAGCTGAACGCCCAGCGGGTGCACTCACTGACCCGTGGTGGGCATCTACGGCCAGTCTCCAGTGACCCGGACACGGGTAAGAAGTTCTACCGACTAGGGGATGTGCTGCACGCGCACAACAACTGTGAGAAGCGAGACCGGAAAAAGGGCGCGTAGAGGCTACGCGCCTTGGGCGCGTGAGCAACTAAGGTCAGCCGTTGTCGCGGATGTAGTCGTTCAGGCTGACGTGGTTCCCGTCGTCTGCGGCTACGGCGGCGTCGAAGTCGGCAATGTCGTCAACCATGTCGAGTGCCTCCAATCGGGCTAGGTCTTCAGGGGAAATGAGTGCGGCGGCGGGTCGGCCGTGGCGAGTGATCACCACGCGCTCCCCGGTGTATGCAGTGCGTGCCACGAAATCACCGAGGGTCGCACGGAGCTCGGCAACGGGTACTTCATGGGCTGCGGTCATGAACCCATAGTACTTTTATAGTCCAAATTGTGTCAACCGCATTATCTGTACAAATTGTACAAACCATGTTACGCTACCAACATGTACGAGGTAGAGATCACCGAGAGCGCCACCAAGGAATTGGTGCGCATCAAGCGGGCCGATGGCAAGCTGCACCGCCAAATCCTCGACGCCCTCAAAGGTCTCGCCACCGACCCACGCCCGCATGGCTACATCAAACTCTCAGGCCGTGATGGCTACCGGATTCGCGTCCGCGACTACCGCATCCTCTACAGCATTGACGACGGCAAGCTGCTCATCCTCGTGGTGAAGGTGGACAAACGCGGCCAGGTCTACAGGTGACACGCCGACCAGGGGATATACCCCTTAACCACCGTCAAGTAGTAAACTGCGCCTAGGCGCGACTTGCACCCATTCTTTTGAACCCCCATCGACATCCGTTCGGTGGGGGTTTTTCTATGCCCAAACGGAGGTTTCCCCCCATGCCTCTGTCTCGTGTCCGCTGCTGCATCCCGTGGGTGTGGTGCAGACGTCCGCTGACGGTATCGCCGGTAGCGCGGAAGCTGAACTAGGCCAGCTCGGTTCGGAGATCAGGGGAGTGGTCAAAGCGGCCAACCCGATCGACATTCTCGGAAGCCTGTTCGGGCGACGCTAGACACCGCCGTTTCCGCCACGGTGCGGAATAATTGAGAGCATGAGCAGTAGTTCCATCAGCCTGAGGGTGCGTGAGATTCGGCCGCAGACCTCTCGGTGGAGAGACACCATCCTCCACCCGGGCGACACCGTTGACCTAGATGCCGAATCCCCGCGCCCCAACCTTGCCGGAACTGGAAACTGGAGCTGGACGGTTCCAGCAGACCCGGTGTGTTACCTCTGTGGCCGCCCATTTTGTGATGGTGACGAAGTCGAGCTCTATGTCCGCTTCACTGGCAACCTCAGCACGATTGAACACTGGGGGTGCTGGATCGACACGGACGGCGTTGTGCACCCATATGACGAGCACACGGACTGACTTGCCCCTCTAGCCTCCCTGTTCTACTATCGAACAGGTGTTCGAGCGGTGGTCTAGCAACCCTCGCTTTCCCACGCTCAAAAAGCTGTACCGCACCGTCTATGTCGACATGTACCAAGCCCTACCTGGCTGTGTCGGCGGATTAGTCAAGAACCGCAACATCACCCTCAGGGCAGAGGGTTTACGCCTAGAGGCTTGGATGCGGGGCCACCAGATCGCCTGGATACGCACCCACGATCTGCACTGGATAGCAGTAGTGCAGGTTGAAGCCCAATCGGAGAACGAAATGTCATCGGTGACGATGACATTGTGGCTGTCGCCGAAGATGTTCCAGTTGGACAGACCCGAGGGTTTCTACGAGCCGTACCGGAGACGGTTGTAGACACCGCGACTTCCGCTGCAGCTCGGTAAAATTGAGGTATGGATGATCCCATTGAAGTCGCTGAGGCGGTGTGTAAACGGCACAACTGGGACGGCATGATGTTTTGCGCTTGCACTGCCGCTGCTCGTGAAGCTTTGAAGCGAGTGGGCGCCGATCTGCAATCCGTCGATGGCGTCTTAGGTCTGCTTCATCATCGAGGGCTTGTTGACTCCGAGCGCAATAGAGCTGATGTGAAAGCTGCCCTCGAAATCGTACAGAGGTACACCCGATGACTGAACCATCTCAAGCCCATATAGACCGGGCACGTGAACTCGGCCTCTCTTTCGATCCTTCTGATACATCGGATGAAGAGTTAAGCCGTGCTATCGCAACGTATGAGCGGGTTTACATCGAGGCGATGACCGAGAATGCTGGTAGGGACACTGATACTCCTACTGAGCGCCGCAAGATGCTGGGCGTATGGACTCAGCGCGATGAAGAAGAGGCCAAGGAAGCCGCTGAACGGCGGCGGATGTTCGGCTCCCGACGAATCCCACCCGCCTAGACACCGCCGATCCCGTTGAAACACGGGATAATTGAGGTATGGAAGACGCGCAAGAATTACTTGCAAGGGCCGCCGAGAAACATCGACCATATGGGCTGGACTGCAAATGCGGCCGACCGATCAACAGCGACGCGGACTGGTCAAGACACCTTGCCGCCGAGATCGCCGATTTTGTCTATCTCCGCGTGGACACGGAAGAGAAACTAAAGGACGTCTACCCCCAGTCGGTAATCCTGGACGCCGACGGTGATTTGTACGCCATGGATGAGTACGGGCACGCCGTGCTTCTCACAGGCTGGAAGGGCATGCCCTATGAGCCACCGGCGCTCCCGGCTAGAGTCCTCTGGTCCCCGGACAGTTCGTCCAGGTAGGAGTCATCGTCCGCGTATGCCGCGGGCGCGAAAACAATGCTGGCCGCTACGGCGGCTGCAGCTGCGATCTTGATCATTGGCGGATCGTAGACCTCCACCCTGACGGGTACAGGCGAAACGGGAGATTAGATGGCCGTGCAGCACTGCGAGGGTTGCCCCTCGTGAGGCGATCCAAGGATTGGGAGACCCCCCGAATTCGTAAGCGAGACTTGGGACGGGCGGTCGACCCAACTACCTGTTCTTGCGGGGACGCCGAATGCCCAGAATGCATGGACTGGCTAGATGACTAGCCTAATCGACACATGCGCGGTATTTGGGTGTGGCATAAAGCGTCGGACGCGCGGTCTATGTCCATCGCATTACCAGCGATGGCGCCGACACGGGGATCCACTAGCTGGAGGCCTGCCAGCCGGCGCACCATTTGAGGATAGGTATTGGTCCAAGGTGGATAAGTCGGGCCGCTGCTGGCTATGGACCGGGGCGAAGAATGATGCCGGATACGGTCAGATCAGCGTGGGCGGGAAGATGGTTTACGCCCACCGCCTCTCCCTGGAGATGTCCACGGGGAGCACAATCCCACCCGGGATGGACGTTGACCACATGTGCCATACCCGGCACTGCGTAAACCCTAATCACCTCAGGCTGGCGACGCGTAAGCAGAACTTGGAAAATAGGCGGACCGCCAACTCATCATCTAAGTCGGGCATCCGTGGCGTCTCATACTCAATCAGCTCACGTCGTTACCTAAAGCCCTGGCTAGCGCAGGTCAGGTCAAAGGGGCAGCCGACCTACTCGGGCTATTTCAGCACTAAAGAGGAAGCTGCCGCAGCGGTCGTTTCAGCTCGACTTCGCATGATGACACACAGTCAAGAGGATTAGCGATGACCGGGCGTCGTCTCGGGGTAGCGATCACCACCCACAACCGCCGAGATGTTCTCCTCAACGCGCTGACGCATTGGATCGAGCACACGCCGGCTGATGTGCCGATTGTTGTTGTGGACGACGGCAGTGACGAGCCGCTGTGCCTGGAGGGCTGGCGCGGTATCCCGCTGCATCGAGTTCCTAGCGTGAGTGTTGTTCGTCATCCACAACCCATGGGTATTGCGGTGGCGAAGAACCGATGCATCGCCGAGCTCATGGACTTGGGGTGCGATCACCTGTTTCTGGCTGACGATGATGTGTGGCCCACGACGGATGAGTGGTGGAAGCCCTACGTCGAGTCTCCGGAACCGCATTTGTCGTTCCAGTGGCCCAGCGGTGGCCGACACAGCGTCACCTACCAGGACGAGCAGCATTTCGCTATCGGATTCCCCCGTGGAGTTCTCCTATATGCCGAACGTCGAGTGATCGACACGGTGGGCGGCATGGACATCGGATATGGGGCGCACGGCGGCGAACACGTCGACTGGTCGCAGAGAATCCACGACGCAGGGTTGACGCGCTGGCCGTTCGCCGATGTCCGCGGATCACACAACTTGATCTACTCCCGCGACAAAGCCGAAGGAAACCGAACGGGTTCTTCCCGGTTTGCGCTTCCCGAGCGTGCCCGGATGTGCGAGGCGAACGGAAACCGTTGGGGCCACAAGCACCCAACATGGCCGTACTTTCCCTACCGGGAAGGCGAAGGTGTCCAGGACTACCAGTTAGGCCCATACTTCCCGCCCGTGGAGCACTATTCGCTGCTGCGGCATGTGGTCGGTTTGAGGCCTTCCGGTGTGGCTTTGGAGTTCGGTGTAGGTAAAGGCGAATCGACCCGCATCATCGCCGAGCACATGCCGGTGATTGGGTTCGACAGCTTCACCGGTTTACCCGAGGATTGGCGCGAAGGCTTCCCTAAGGGGTCGTTCGCGCATAAACCACCGGCCATCAACAACACTCGCCTAGTGATAGGCCGGTACGCCGACACCCTGCCAGGGTTCACGTTCCCTGAGTGTGGTTTGGTGCATATCGACTGTGACCTTTACTCGTCCACGGCAACAGCTTTGGAGCACCTACAGCTCAGGCCTGGAACTTATGTCGTTTTTGACGAATGGCACAGCTACGACGGCTGCGAAGACCATGAAATGAAAGCCTGGCAAGAGTACGCCGACCGCACCGGCATCAACTGGTGTGTGGTGGGGCATTCGCATGAGGCTTGGGCGATTCGGATCACCTAGGGAGTTGTGTTGCGAGTCATCCTCTTTGTGTTCGCGGGCCGCAAAGCCAACATGGAGCTCCAGGTCCCGTACATCAAACGCATCCTAGCTGAGCATCCGAACGTCGAATACCACGTATGGAACCTCGCCCGCGACCCCAAGGATGCGGAGTATCTGCAAACCATAACGGGGGAGCGGATCACCGTCCGCAACGACTTCCACGGCGGATGCCACTGGACTGGATTCCACAAGGTGTGGTGGCACTACGCCCAACCCGAATACCGGGACTGTTTGTTCGTCAAGGTCGACGACGATGACGTGTTCTTTGAGACCGCTCGTTTCGGTGAATTCCTTGAGGCGATAGACAACAACCGGGGAAGTGTTGTCTCCGCGCTGACCGTGAACAATGGCGCCTCAACATGGTTGGAGCCGCTGATCTGGCGCGGCTTCGAGAACCTGAACATCCCCTTGTTGGATGTGCACATGTCCGGCGACTACGCCCACATGTCTCACGAGCATTTCCTCGCCAATTGGCGGGATGTGACTGGTCAGCCCGATCAGGTCATCCCGACGACGGATTGGTTGTCGATCAACTGCATCGGACTCGACCACCCCACCCTCAAACGCATCGCGGACCTACTGGACACACCGTCGCCCGCCCATATCGCCGGTAGGGATTGGCCGCCAGGCTTCAAGATCGGTGACGAGGGTGCAGCCAACATGCAGCCCCGAGTCATCCATAGAGGGTTTGTGGTGTCGCACCTGTCATTTGGACCGCAGCAGCTCCCCGATGAGACATGGGACCTACTGCGCCGAGGCTACGCCAAGGTCGCAGGGGAGTACCTGTGAACATCGCCGTGATCATCCCATTCCGGGACCGCGGTAAGGACCCTCTAAGGCCCGCGAATCTGCGACGCGTCCTAATGGGCATAGAGGGGCTGTATCGCATCCATGTTGTTGATGACGGCCGCTCAGGCTATGAGTCGTTCAACCGATCCGCCGCATATAACCGCGGTGCCGACATGGTTGACGCCGACGTACTTATCTACTGCGAATCAGATCTGCTGGTCGACCCCCTCCAGATTCAGGAAGCGGTCGCGCTGGCTTCGTCGGCGCCAGGTTTAGTCGTTCCGTTCTCACGCTTCATGGCCATTACCCCCGAGGACTCGGTTCGCGTCCGAGATCTTGAGTTAGAGCCAGAAGAAGCTGTATCGCATCAGGTCCGGGGCGAAAGGCAGTCGATCGGCGCCGTGAATGTCGTCTCCCGGGAATCCCTCTCACTCATCGGCCAGTACGACGAGTCATTTGAGGGTGCTTGGTATGACGATGACGCGATGTGCCGAGCGTTTGAGGTGTGCTGCGGCCCAACCCGCTTCATCGACGGACCGGGTTATCACCTGTACCACCTACCCGGTGCCAGCGGTGATCATTTGACGGACGCTGATCGTGCCGCCACTGAACGCAACAAGGCCCGCTACCAGCTGTACCGGCAGGCGGCAACACCTGAACGTATCCGCGAACTCACCGCAGGGGGTGTGTGATGGCCGAACACCTCATCACCGGCCCCGACGGCACCCAATACACCTTGTTGGAGTGGGTGAACTCCCACATCGTCGGAACGTTCGAGCAGATGCTCCCCGGCGGCAAGACCCGCAAGGGCGGCGCCTGCTCCTGCGGGTGGCGCACTCCACCTTTCGATCCTGTCGGTGATCGCGCTAAAGCGATGGCCGATGAACATAAGCGTCTAGAAGACCTCGCTGATGAGATGCGAAGGGAGAACGGTTAATGGCAGCCTTTGTGTACTTCACTGTGGCCGACACCTATCAGGCCATCGTCTCTGACGGGTCCGATGACGGTAATGAGCCGGATCTGAAGATGATTTCCGGCACTGTCACTTTCACCCCATCGGTGAAGGAAGTGCTGGCCACCATTTCCGATATCCCCACCACGGTGCGTTTGGAGCCGATCATCGGACGCATCGAGGAAGACGGTGTGCTGAAGACTCTCGATTCCACACCGGGCGTGAAGCTGCTCGCCAACACCGAAGCCATCGGGCCGCTGCCCGAGCTTACGTATCGGGTCGACTTCACGAACGTGGTCTACAACCGCAAAACCAACCAGCGCATCGAACCCTTCCGGTTCGCGGCCGCCACAAGCGCCACCACGCTGCGCTTGTCTTCGGTTGAGCGCCTGCCACTGTGATCATGCAAACTGCTGAGCCGTTCACCGCGGTCGCCGAATGCCCATCCTGCGGAGAAATTGGGGTCCACTGGCTAGATGAACCGCGCCTAGCCACCCCCGAAGAGTGGGATGAGTACGAGCGCTGCGTCATTGATTACGAATATGAACCGCATGACACGGAGAAAGTGGTCACCTGGGGCGGTAGAACGGTCCGCGAGATCCCGGTGCAGCGCGCACCGAAGCCGCCATGCGATGAGGGCTTCGCCGTAGCCCGAATCTGCCGGTCCTGTGCCCACCGCTGGGGCAATGACTAACCGGAACCTGTGACCGACTACCGAATCGGCATAGTCGCCCACAACAAGCGGTCCGCCGCGGCCCACAACCTGATGGAAGCTACTGGCGCAGCGTTCCTGTCATTAGACAACGGATCTAAGGGCTGCAACGGCAACCACCGCCACGTACTTGAGTGGCTATCCACTAGCCCTACCGAATGGGTTGTGGTTCTCGAGGATGACGCCCAACCTGTAGACGACTTCCGTGCACAGCTCGAGGCTGCGCTCACCGCGGCTCCTTGCGACATTGTGTCCCTGTATCTGGGGACCAACTATCCACGTCTATGGCAGCGCGGCATCCAGCGCGCCACAACCAAGGCCGACCAAACTGATTCACCCTGGCTGGTATCGGAGCATCTTCTGCACGCAGTTGGGTATTGCATACGCACCACCCTGGTACCTGATCTTCTTGAGGCTCTACCTGAGATGCCTATCGATGACGCGATCACCACATGGGCCAGAGACCAAGAGCACCGCATCGCATACACATGGCCAAGCCTTGTAGACCACGAGGACGCAGACACCTTGATCTCCAAGCGCCCCACACGCAACGCCCCACGCAAAGCCCACCGCACAGGCACACGCACCCAATGGGCTGGACCTACAACAGAGCTGGAGTACTGCTGATGCCCGTCCTGGTCTGCTCACGAGGCAAGGAATACGTACACCCATCAGGCACTCACTACCTGTCCAGCCCCACCAATGTGCTGCACATCTTCAACGGTGAAACCAACGTCGCGTCCTACCGTGAATGGGACTACGCCTGGATACCCAACGGAGAACCCGGCACAGGCCAACACGTCGACAACACGGTCAACATCAACGGACCGGTCAGCGTTACCACAGTGGAGGAGCAGCAGAAGCGCGCACGACTGCAGTTGTCCCGAGATGGCCATGCCCCGCGCCCCTAAGGTCTGCTCCCACAAAGACTGCACCGCACTAGTGCACGGCGGCGACACCCGCTGCCCCCAACACAAGGTAAGCGGCTGGTCCTCCAGCCCACGCACCGCATCCGCAGGACGCACAGGAACCAGCGCATGGAGACGCACCAGAGCCTACGTCCTACACCGCGACAACCACACATGCCAGATACGCGGACCACGATGCACCACCCAAGCCACCGAAGTAGACCACATCAAACCAGTCAGCCTCGGCGGCACAGACTTCGCAATCAACTGCCAAGCAACCTGCCACACCTGCCACGCCTGGAAAACCGCACAGGAAGCCAACACGGCCCGGCAATAACCCCCTAGGGACCACCCCCCACCCACCCCACGCCCGGACATCGGCCAGACGCCGTCTTTTCGGTCTGTACGGGTTCCCCAGCTTTTCCGGCCCCGAAACGGGGCGTCCAAGTCCCGAAACGGGAGGTTGATGATGCCTGGACCCACCAAGAAAGATCCGAGTCTGGTTGCTCGGCGCAATAAGACGACGACCAGGGCTGTTTTGTCTGCCGATCACGACATTGAAGCGCCCGAGCTCCCTGCGGAGATCGCGTGGCATTCGATGACAAAGCGTTGGTGGGCTGATATTTGGTCGTCGCCGATGGCTCCCGAGTATGCGGAGTCGGACATCAACGGTTTGTTGCGTGTGGCGATGCTGTACAACGACTTTTGGTTGGCGGAGACAGCGAAAGAGCGGGCTGAGATTCAGGTTCGGCTCGAGAAGGCCGATGTCGACTACGGAACTAACCCGATGGCTCGGCGCCGGCTGGAATGGCAGATCGAGCAGTCGGAGGATTCGAAGGCAAAGGGACAGAAGCGCCGCGGCGTCCCCAACCCCGCCCCGATGCCAGAACCCGACTCCGATCCGCGGCTCAAGCTAGTCCAATAGTCCCGCCATGGCGGTTCTGATTGTTCCGCCGCTCGACCTGTCCTATCCAACCTTGGGGCCGCAGGTCTGCCAGTTCATCGAAGAGCGGATGGTGTTCGGCCCCGGATCCCTATCGGGGCAGCCGGCACGCCTCGATGACGAGAAGCGCGGCATCATCTACCGCCTCTACGAGATCTACCCGCAAGGGCACCGGCTTGCGGGGCGGCGCAGGTTTCAGCGCGGAGCTATCGAGGTCCGTAAGGGGCTGGCGAAAACCGAGCTCGCCGCTTGGATATCGGGTTGCGAGCTGCACCCCGAGGCTCCGGTTCGGTGCGACGGGTTCGACGCCAGCGGCAATCCGGTCGGCCGGCCCGTGGAGTCGCCCGTCATTCCGATGATGGCGGTCACCGAGGAGCAGGTGGAAGAGCTCGCGTACGGCGTGCTCAAGTATGTGCTCGAAAATGGGCCTGACGCGGAACTGTTCGTGATCACTAAAGAGAAGATCATCAGAAAGGGCTGGAACGGAACCGAAGACGGCTTTGTCGTCGCGGTATCCAACGCCCCCGGATCTCGAGATGGTGCGCGAACCACCTTCCAGCACTTCGACGAACCACACCGACTGTTCATGCAGCGGATGCGGGACGCGCACGAAACGATGCTCCAGAACATGCCGAAGCGTCCCCTTGAGGATCCGTGGACGCTGTACACCTCCACCGCCGGGCAGCCGGGGCAGAACAGCATCGAAGAGGATGTTCTCGCCGAAGCGGAAGCTATCGACAAGGGTGAGGTTGACGACCCTAGCCTGTTCTTTTTCCGCCGATGGGCCGGCGACGAGCACCGCGACCTATCTACGGTGGAGAACCGGATCGCAGCCGTCGCAGACGCTACTGGCCCCGTAGGGGAGTGGGGCGTAGGCCAGTTTGAGCGGATCGCAAAGGACTACGACCGCAAGGGCATCGACAAAGCCTATTGGGAACGGGTGTGGCTGAATCGGTGGCGCAAATCTGGCTACCAGGCATTCGACATGCTCAAAGTCGAATCCCTCCGATTCCAGGATGAAGACAAACCATGGGGTCCGATACCGGACGGCGCATTCGTCACTGCGGGGTTCGACGGCGCGAGATTCCGTGACGCCACCGCACTCACCATCACGGATATCGAGACCGGACGGCAGATGCTTCTAGGCTGCTGGGCGCGCCCCGAAAACGCTGAGGACTGGGAAGTCCCAGAGGACGAGGTCACCGACCTAGTCACGGACATGATGTCCCGGTATGAGGTGTGGCGCCTCTACTGCGACCCGCCGCACTGGACAGAAACGGTCGCTTCATGGGCGGCGCGGTTCCCGGATCAAGTTGTCGAGTGGTTCACGCAGCGAAAGACGCCTATGGCTGCCGCGGTCAGGGCGTATGTCGAAGCTATCGACTCGGGGATCGTCACTTATGGCGAAAACGCCTGGCAAGACACGCTGATTAAGCATATGGGAAACGCTGGACGGCACGAGTTGAAGCTCCTTGACGACCAGGGAGCTCCGCTGTGGATCCTCCAGAAGCAAGACGGGCGCCTCGAGGACAAGTTCGACGCCGCAATGTCCGCGGTCCTGTCATGGACGGCATGCGTGGACGCTCGACGATCCGGGGCTAAGCCGCGACCGAAATCTTATGTGCCGAGGCGCATCTACTAAATGACAGAAGGGAGTCCCATGGCGTCTACACCAGAAGAATGGCTCCCCATCCTGACCAAGCGCATCGACGACAACATGCCGCGAGTCCGGCTCTTGGACCGGTATGTGTCCGGCGACGCACCGCTACCGGAGCAGTCGAAGAACACGAAAGCATCCTGGAAGGCCTTCCAGAAGATGTCCCGCACCAACTGGGGCATGCTGATACGAGACTCTGTTTCTGATCGCATCGTGCCAAACGGAATCACGGTAGACGGGTCTGCGGACTCGGAAATCGCCAAGCAGGCACAACGCATCTACCGCGATAACCGTATGGATGCCGTTGTGCGGCAGTGGCTCGACTACGGGTTGACATTCCGTGATTCGTACCTGACTTGCTGGCAGGGAAATGACGGCCAGGCGATAATCACCGCCGATTCCCCCGAAACCATGTACGCCGCAGTAGATCCACTGCAGCCTTGGCGAGTACGTGCCGCGATCCGCTACTGGCGCGACATAGACGAAGAGAAAGACTTTGCGTTTGTCTGGGTGAACGGTGCGCGCCAGAAGTTCTCACGCCCCTGCTACGTGCAGAACATCAACTCCAAGCGCCTCATGACCAGAATCTCAGGCGGTTGGGAGCCTGAAACCAACCCGATCGAGACAGACGGCGCCCCACCTGTGGTTGTGTACACCAACCCGGGTGGAGCAGGGGTTTTCGAAACCCATATAGATCTCATCAACCGCATCAATTCTGGCGTTCTGCAGCGCTTGTCGACGATGGCGATGCAAGCGTTCCGTCAGCGCGCTCTAAAGAAGGAGGGCGACAAGCCCCTACCTGCGGTCGATGACAAAGGCAACGCCATCGACTATGCGGCCATCTTTGAACCAGCCCCCGGAGCGCTGTGGGATCTCCCACCAGGTGTTGACATTTGGGAGTCCGAGACAACCGATGTGAATCCCATGCTAGCCGCGTCGAAAGAAGACATCAGGCAGCTCTCAGCCGCCACGAAAACTCCGCTGCCAATGTTGATGCCCGACAGCGCGAATCAGTCGGCAGAGGGCGCTATGAACACCGAGAAGGGCTTCATCTTCAAGTGTGAAGCCTGTCTTGCGGTAGTAAAACTCGGCCTGGAAGCCATCATCGTTAAGGCACTGGAGACCGAAGGTGTCGCTAACGTCGGCAACATAGAGGTGTCATTCGAGGCACCAGCCCGCGTGACCCTGTCCGAAAAGTACTCTGCCGCAGCACAAGCATCGGCGGCAGGGGAGTCGTGGGGCTCTATTGCGCGGAACATCCTCAAGTACTCACCCGATCAGATTGCGCAAGATGAAAAGGATCGGGCCAAGGAAGCGGCGATGGCGCCACAAGTAGCGCCACCTGCTCCACAAGACTTCCCCCAGTAGGGGGTTCGCCCGTACGGGCGCCACCAATGCGAAACGCAAAGGAATTTCACATGTCTGATGTGACCCCGAATGACATGCCGGGAGCCGTAACGGAACCGGGCGAACCAGAAGGAACCGTAGACGCCATCAAGGCGCCGAAATCCGAAGCCAAAACCGATGGTTTGACCGCCGAGGAACGGCAAGAGCTGGACAGACTTCGCGCCACCCGCGTTGAGGAACGACGCTGGGAAAAACGCGCGAAGGAGAACTACGACGACGCCACCAAGTGGCGCGAGCTCATCGAGAAGAGCGGCGGAGACAAGAAAGAGTTCGACCCCAGGGCCGAAATCGACAAGATCCGAGCCGAACTGACCACTGAACGCACCGAACGGTTGCGATCAGAGGTCGCCAGAATCACCGGAGTTGACCCTGAGGACATCAAGGGCGGCACCGAAGAAGAGATGCGCGAATCCGCCGAACGGTGGAAGGTGCGTTTCAACGCTCGACTCGAAGAAGCGATCAAGTCGAAGTCCGCACCGGCCGCAGCGCCGGCAGCCGAGGTTACTTCAGACAAGAAAGTCACCGGTCCCAAGCAGTTGACCCATGATGACCTCAAAAACATGTCCCCCAAGGCGATTCGAGAAGCCCGCGAGAGCGGGCAGCTCGACGAGCTGATGGGGAAGTAAGCATAGGAAGGAGCCAGTCAGATGGCTGTTACCCATTTCATCCCCGAAATCTGGTCGTCCTACATTCTTGAGCGCTACATGGCCAAGAATGTGTTCGCCTCCCTCGTTGACCGCAAGTACGAAGGTGAAGCCCGCAAGGGCAACACCATCCACATCCCCGGTGTGGTCGCCCCGGCGGTCAAGGACTACAAGGCGGCTAGCCGCACCACGTCGGCAGACGCCATCAGCGACACCGGAATCGACATCCTGATCGATCAGGAGAAGAACTTCGACTTCTACGTCGACGACATCGACAACGCGCAGTCGAACGAAAACCTGCTGCCGCTGTACACCGACGCCGCCGGTGACTCGCTGGCCACCGACGCCGACCAGTTCATCGCCAACCTGCTTGTCGCCAACGCCACCGGCATGCCATGGTCGTCCAACCCCACCACGGGAGATGGCGCGTTCAACGTCGTCAAGGACGCCCGCAAGCTGATGAACAAGGCCAACGTTCCTGACGACGATCTGCGTGTCGCGGTTGTGAACGCCGAGTTCGAAGCCTTGCTGGTCGGTGCTGATTCGAAGCTCACCAGCTTCGATTCGTCCGGCGACACCGCTGGTCTGCGCAACGCCACTGTTGGAAAGCTGCTCGGATTCCGTGTGGTTACCTCGAACAACCTGCCTGAGTCTGACTCGCCGCAGGCCGTGTTCTTCCACCAGCGTGCCGCAGCGTTCGTGTCTCAGATTGACGAGGTCGAAGGCATGCGCGCACAGGACAAGTTCGCCGACCGCATCCGCGGCCTGCATGTGTACGGCGGCAAGGTCGTTCAGGCCCCCGGCGTGCTCGTCTTCAACCGGGCCGGCAGCTAGTGCTGGCATCTCCCGCTGACGTCGCCCACGCCCTAGGGCTGGAAGACGAGAACGAGCTCACCGCCTCCCAGCAGGCCCGTGTCGAGGGCCTGCTGGAGAGGGTGTCTCGAAGGTTTCAGCGGGAGGCCGGACGAACCCTGACCGCAGGGGCGGTGACCGTGCGTGCACTCACGGTGGAGGGCCGGGTACATCTACCGGACCCCCCGTCTGGAGACACTGTTACGGTCACCGACCTCTGTGGTAACACGCTCGAAGGTGTCATCGAGGGCGACTACGTTGATGTCACCCGCAACGGGTGCCCTGTCGCCACGGGTGAAATCCTTGTCGTCGAATACACCCGAGATGAGCCGCCCCAGGCCGCAATAGATGCGGTAGCGGCGATGGTCGCGCGCCACCTCACGGTGGAACCCGGTTCACCCGAATCGAAGTCCACCGACCTCACCGCGGGCGCGGATTTTCGGCAGCGTCTTGCCGACTGGGTGTCTGACACATCCTTGTTCACCGACGAGGAACTAGCGGAGGCGAGAAGCTACCGCTACCCCGTCCCTAATGTGATCATCCACCGCCTGTGACCTTCGAATCACTGGCCAGGATCCCGGTCACGTACACCCCATACACGGGTGTCACTCAGGATTCCCTAGGGAACGATGTTCCCTCATTCGGCCCCACAGTGGACCTGAAGGCGTACTCGTATGCCCCGCACCGGACTGAAGACACGGACGGGCACACCTCACGCGATATCGCAGAAGTCGATCTAGCCATGCCCCCCATGACCGTTGATCTGATGTCCCGATTCGGGATCAATGGGAAAACCTACGAGGTGGTGGGTGAACGCGACGAAACAGGCGGATTCCACGGCTGGAAGCCAGGAATCATCGTCGAGCTGAAAAGGGTGACCGGATAGTGGCCAAGTTCAGGCTGAATCGTAAGGCGCAGAGCGAATTGACGAAGGAAATCGTCGAGAAGGTCTGCGTTCCCATGATGCAGCGGGTCGCTGACGCCTGCAACCAAGAAGCGGGACTGGAAGACGGTTTCCGCGTCTCGGTAGAAGGCGATGATCCTTTGGATAAGCGCGACTACCGGGCAACAGCTATCGCCGCAACGGCAGAGGCCATCCGGTACGACCACAAGCACGACGCACTGCTACACAACTTTGGCGAGGCTGGCTGATGTTCGCCTACCACGCCCAAGTGGTCAGGGACTGGCTGGACGAAAACATGCCGGTTCGGGTGTCCACTGACGTGCCGAAAACGCGCCCAGCGCAGCTGATCACAATCGATTCAGCGCCAATCTCTAGCGGATACTCGGGAACCAAAGCCCGCGTACTCGCACGGCGCCGACTGATCATCTACTCATGGGGCGCCAACGAACTGGACGCATACAACCTGATCGAGCAGACGCGTGAATGGCTCCTCAAACTCCCCGGCAAGGGCCGCGGAGTCCACGCTGTAGACATCGCAGGGGAACCTGCCCGCCGCGATGACATCGAAAGCGAAACGCGACGGTTCGTGATGACCGTCGATGTATTAATGCGTTCAAATCCCTGAATTTACAACTAAATACACCCTTTCAAAGGCTCGGCTGCACCGATCTGCTTCTGAAAGGGGCACATCATGGCTGAAGAAGTCGGCAACGTTTTCGCCGCAGAGCCGTCCGCCGCTGGGGCCGCGTTCGTCGCCCCGCTCGGAACTACCCTCCCAACCAGTGTCGACGGAGTGCTCGATGCCGCGTTCGTCGGTCTTGGGTATGTCGGCGAGGACGGTATCACTGAAACCTCGGAGCGGTCCACCGATGAGAAGAAAGACATGGGTGGCCGCATCGTCAAGGTGCTGCAGACCGAGTACAACCACTCGTTCAAATTCGTCCTCCTGGAATCGCTGAATGCCGATGTCCTCAAGGCGATCTACGGTGCTTCAAACGTCACCGTCACCCCCGCTGACGGTACTCACGGCACCCAGGTGAAGGTCCGCAAGACCAGCAAGAAGCTGCCCCACCAGACGTGGGTGTTCGACACCATCGACTCGGAGCTGTCCGCGAAGTACCGCAACTGCGTCGCAGACGGGCAGGTCATCTCTGTTGGTGATGTGACCTTGGCTAGCAAGGACACCATCGAATACGAGGTGGAACTGAAGGTCTTCGAGTCGTCCACCGGTGAATACGTGACCACGTACACCGACGACGGGCGGATCGCGGGCTCCTAATAGACGCGGCGGGGCCGAATTCCCCTGCAGCCGAGCGCGGCCCCGCCGCTCTCCAAGCGCTACGGCTGCACACAAACCCCTTGAAAGGGCGCTCATGGCTGCAAAAAACGCAACACCCTACGTCCACATCGTGGAAATCGAAGGCGTCGAAAAGAAGATCAACCTCAAACCCTTCGGGTCCGTTCCATCCGGTGTCATTCGACGGAACCGCAAGAATCCTGAACAGGGTATGTGGGAAATCATCGAGTGGGGCGCCGTCTCGGAAGCCGATCTCGCGGTGTTCGACGAGCTGCCCCTAACTGAGGTGGAAGACCTTTTCACCGCCTGGCAGGAGGCCGGACAGGTCACCGTGGGGGAATAGTCGCGCTTCTCGACCTCATCGAGAAGCATGGCACCGCACTAGAATACGACCTGATCAAAGACGGGCTACGCCTACGTGACTGCCCGTCTGACGAATTCAACTGGCGCGATCTGTGGGTGTATGTCAATCACCCGGAAGAGACAAGCGCGCTATGGAAGTCCAGGAACCCGAAGTATGCGGGCTGGACTCTGACTACCCGCCTTCTGGCGATTATCGCCAATGCGCTGCGCTGGCTGGTGTGGGCGAAAACCAAGGACGGACACCGTAACCGGAACCGTCCGGTGCCAATCGGCCCTGATATGGGCGATCAGCAGTCACGCCCCGGCCTGAAAGTCAAAGCCGCGCCCCTCTCGAAGGTCAAAGAGCTACTCGGCCTTTCAGGCGAAGAGCGGCGCGAGAAGAAACTGCGAAACCTGTTCGGAAATTAGGAGGTGACACATGGCTGTTGAACTTTCATCGGGATATGTGTCGGCCACCGTCAGGTTCGATGGGGCCAACAGGGGCATCAGCAAGCTCTTTGACAACGTCCAGAAGCAGGCAGTCAGCGCGGGAAAGAGGACCGGCTCCGCATACGCTAAAGCCCTTGCCGACGAGGCGAAAACCGCTGCGGATCAAGTTAAAAAGATCTCCGAAACGGTCGCCAAGTCTCGCGACAAAGAAGCTGACGCCGCAGGCAAGCTCAAGGTGGCCCTCGAGAAGCTGAATGAGGCTCGCGAGGCGGGAACCAAGGGCTCGAAGCTCACCGCCCTGTCCGAGGCGCATGCGTCGGCGATGCGTAAGCAGCAGGCCGCGGCTAGTGAACTCGCCAAAGATTTGGATGCGGTAGCACGCGCCCAGAAGCGTGCCTCCGACGCGCAGTCCGCGATCGACAAGTCGTCCAAGCCGATACGTAACCAGGTATCCAGGCTCCTCTCTGGCTCATCTGACGCGGCAGGACGTGAAGGTGGGCGTGCTGGCCGCTGGTTTGGCGACTCGTTCTCCAGTGCTCTACGCACAACCGGGATTGTTGCCGCAGGTACCGCGGTAGGAAACCTGGCCGCCAATGCGATGACAAAGGCCGCCAACCTGGCCACAAGCGGTGTTTCGGCGATCGTCACCAAGGGTTTGGACTTCGAGAAGACCATGAACACCCTCTCTGGTGTCACAGGTGCTTCGGCAGACGTGATGCAGCGGTTCCGTGACACCGCCAAGGCTCTCGGTAACGACATGACGTTGTCGAACACCTCGGCTGCCGATGCGGCGCAGGCCATGACGGAGCTTGCCAAAGCCGGTTTCTCGGTGGATGAGTCGATAACCGCAGCCAAGGGCACCCTGCAACTAGCCGCCGCCGCGCAGGTGAGTGCCGGACAAGCTGCCGAGATCCAAGCCAATGCGCTACAGGCATTCGGATTGAAGGCTGACTACGCCTCTAAAGCTGCCGATGTGCTGTCCAATGCCGCTAATGCATCATCGGCAGAGATAACCGATGTCGCGTTCGCTCTTCAGGCTGGCGGTTCTGTCGCACGACAGACGGGGGTGTCCCTCGAGGACACTGCGGCGAGTATCGCACTGTTGGCTAACAACGGAATTAAAGGTAGTGACGCTGGAACCCTGCTGAAGTCGGCGCTTTTGAAGCTCTCTGCCCCGAGTGACCAAGCCTCGGGGGCGCTGCAAGAGCTTGGCGTGAGCGCTTTCGATGCGCAGGGCAATTTCGTTGGCATGGAGGCGCTGTTCGGTCAGTTGCAGGCCGCGTCCAAGCGTATGACGCCCGAAATGTACGCGATGGACACCGCCCTCGCATTCGGATCGGATGCCGCACGCCTGGCAGGTGTGGCAGCCAAGGACGGCGCAGCAGGATTCGACAAGATGCGCGACGCCATGAACCAGGAAGGTTCAGCCTCGAAGCTGGCGGCTGCGCAAAACCAGGGCCTACCGGGTGTCATTGAGCGGCTGAAGAACGCTGCGGAAACCCTGGCCATCACATTGTTTGAGAAGATCCAAGGCCCGTTGTCGAGCATCGGCGATGGACTGACCGGATTCACGAACAAGATGCAGGACGCTTTCGAGAACCCTGCCGTGAGCCAAGCCGCGGGGAATATCGGTTCAGCTCTGTCGACCATCGGAACTGCGTTCGGAAACGTGCTGTCGGCTGTCGGCCCGTCGTTGGTGAGCGGACTATCCGATGCGGTCAACCTCATCGTCCGTTTCAAGGATTTCCTCATCCCACTAGTGGCCGGTTTGGCCGCCTACAAGACGGTGATGCTCGCCATCACTGTCGCCACTAAGGCGTGGGCTGCCGTGCAAGCACTGTTGAATATTGCACTCACAGCCAACCCGATCGGCCTGATAATCGCCGCAATCGCCGGTTTGGTCGCCGGAATTGTGGTGCTGTACAAGCGCAACGAGACATTCAGAAACATCGTCCAGGCCACGTGGACCGCCATCAAGAACGTTATCGGGGCGGTGTGGGGCTGGCTATCCACCACCGTATTCCCGGGCCTGAAAGCTGCATTCACGGTCATTGGTGCCGCAGCAACATGGCTGTGGAACAACGCCATCACACCCGCCTGGAACGGCATCAAAGAAGTTATCGGCCTCGCGTGGGAAGTAGCCTCCGACCTGTTCGACAACTGGAAGCGCGCAATGGACCTTTTGGGTCAGGGCGCCCTGTGGCTGTGGAACAACGCGATTTCCCCTGCCTGGGAAGGCATCAAGACCGCGATCAGCGCGGCCTGGAACTTCGTGTCACCCATTCTCGATAAGTTCTCCGCAGGATGGGATGCGCTCAAGTCCGGCATCTCTGGCGCTTCAAGCGCGATCAAAGACGCTGTCACCTCCGCATTCTCGGGTCTCGCAGCGGTCATTAAGGCACCCCTTAAGGTGTTGGGAACGTTCCTGGCTTCCATTCCTTCTGAGGTGTTCGGATTCCAGGTCCCGGGCGCGGACAAACTCAACTCGTGGGGTAAGTCCCTACAGGGCTTCGCTGCAGGTGGCATGGTCCGCGGCGCTGGCACGGGCACAAGCGACTCCATTCTGGCGTGGCTGTCTAACGGCGAGGGTGTTGTCACTGCCAAGGGAATGAAGAACGGCGGCGCGGGCATCGTCGCTGCCCTCAACTCAGGTTGGGTGCCATCTGCTGCATACCTGCACGACATGATGCGTGCCCCCGGATACGCACAGGGCCTCAACCCTGGGGCTGACTATCTGCGGTCACTGGTCATGAAGATGTGGCCGCAGATCAAGAACATTTATGGCCGGCGTGCGGAAGACGGATATGGCGAGCACTCCTCCGGCAACGCCATCGACATCATGATCCCCGGCTGGGATACGCCCCAAGGCAAGGCGTTGGGTGACGCGGTCGCGGCGTTCATTGCCAAGAACGCGTCAGCGCTGGGGCTTGACGGATTCATTTGGCGTCAGCAGAGCTACGGATATGGCGGCTCGCTGACCTCCGGTAAGCAGATGCCCGACCGGGGTAGCAGCACCCAGAACCACATGGATCACGTGCACGTGATGCTAGGCAAGGGCCGCGGTGCTGGCGCCGCAGCTGTGGGGCTCCCGACAAGCAGCATCTCCCTTCCCTCGGGTGGTGGTTCGGTATCCGCTTTGGGATTCGGGGGCTCATCATCGGGATCTGCGGGATCCTCGGGTGCCAGCCCGAAGCAGGTCCGCGAAGCCGACGACCGTATCAATGATCTATCCAACCGCCTGGACGTGACCGAGCAGGAGCTAGCCGACCTCGAGTCCAATCCTAAGGCGAAAGAAACGACCAAGCAGCGTAAACGCGACATGGTCGACAAGCTCAAGCGGGATCTTCAGCAGGCCAAGGATGACCGAGCGGCCCTAGACCTCGGTGGCTCCAGTGGCGGCTTCGGAGGCGGCAACAACCCGTACGCCAAGATCATGGAGGGAATCTCCGAGATCTTGCCGGACTTCGGCGGCCTCGCTGACATCGGAATCGGCGGGCTCAAGGAATCTCTTTTGCCCCCCGGATTCTCTGACCCAACCCAGTGGGGATTAGTCCAGGCCGGCTCCACGCTCCTGAAGTTCTTTGGCGGCCTGCGCAACAACTCCGACGGCTCACCCCTCCTCGGCGAGGGTGGAGCGCTGTTCGCGAACATCGCCGGATCTGCCATGTCTGGATCTGGTGGCGGGATTGTCGACGCGATAAAGACCGTCATCCCAGCGCCGTTCGGCAGCATGGAGGCTAAGCAGCTTCAGGGCGCCCCAGGCGATATCAACCCCGTCAATCCCGGCGCACAACTCCCCGGAACCGGATACGGCGACATGGGAGCGGCCTTCTCTCAAGGCAGCCCAGGCCCGAACCCGAGCGGAAACGCGCCGACGGTTGATCAATCAGTCACGGTCAACGCAACTAACACGGATGCCGCTATTGCCAAAAACAATGCAGCCCAACTGCAACAGTACCGCCGGAGCAATAGCACGGGCACAATGCCAGGACCACGCTGATGGCACTTTCTAACCCGTGGATCCACGGTCCCGAAACCGGCGAGGACTTTAACAATCTGCCACCACACCTGCAGGGTGTGGAGACGAAGATCGTCTACGTCGGCGTGGTCCACCCGATTCACAAGAAGCGATTCACCTGGAATCTGCTGGGATCTCATCACGGCAAAGAGGGCGTCGTAATGGCGCCGACAGCGGTGGGGCTCTTCCACACACCATTCGAAACCCTAATGTCCGAAGGGCCTTACCAGATCGGCGCCGAACCAGAACGCACCGACTGGAAAAAACGCATGATCTCCCTGGCTGTCCATGTGAATCCGGACATTGCCCCCTGGGATAACAACGGCAAGCTCATCGACACCCCATTCCGGTATCGGATGATCGAAGAGCGCTGGTGGGGTTCATGGTCGGCCACCGAAGACGGATACCTGGGAGTCTTCACCCGCACCCATGGATGGCGGTGGCTTCGAGTCCGCCTAGCCGAAGAGCCCAAAGACGCATGGGAACTCGATCCCGTGGCATTTGGCAACAACTTCATGACATGGAACATGAGCATCGTTGCCACACAGCCCTACTTCGCCAAGCGAACCGAGTTCAAGACGTGGCAGAACGATATCGACACCTCCACCCTGTGGGACAAGATCGAGGACCTGCTCAACGAATTCATCCCCGGGCTGGATGTGGGCGAAGGGGCCATTCGGGTCCCTAACCGGGGGGATATCGCTGTCTATCCGAAATTCCTCGTGTCCTCACCTGGCAAGTGCTGGATCCAGGAAGGGGACCGGTGGGTTGAACTCCCACTCCTGAGCCCCAAAGACGGATACATCATGGTCGACACCGATCCGAACGCCCAAACACTCACCGCAACAACAGATCCAGTGGACCCGCTGTTCATGCGGATCCAGCGTAACTCTCAACTCCTAGATGTCCTTCTACATGACCTGCTTTCCATCACCCTGCCGATGTGGAGGCGTATGGAGGACCGATTCACCGAAGCATCCAAGATCCCGCCCCGCACGCTCGCGGCGGTCAAGGTGCGCCACTCCAACGCTGACGGGCGGGTCACCATGTTTGTTCCCCAACGCTATTCAAAGGGCTTCGCGTAGCAGTGTCAGGTGATTGGTCGATTGATCTGACCGACTTCACAAGCCTGCAAGGAATCCTGGACCGGCTGCTCCGCGAGACGCAGACCACCCCAGACCTCGGCGACCCGATGGTGGCATACCGCTACCTCAACGCGCGCCGGCAGGCAATGAAGGACGCCTACAAACAGCGGCCTTTGCTGCGGATCTGGGATGTCAGCGGTCACGTATTTCCCCAGGTTTGA